TGCTCCCGCGCAATGGCCGCTTCTTTATCCAGGATCGCGACAAGGGCTGGCGCCGGCACAACAACATCTACGACTCGACCGGCACCCGTGCACTGCGCGTGCTCGCCGCCGGGATGATGGCCGGCATGACATCGCCGGCACGCCCGTGGTTCCGCCTGGGCACGCCTGACCCGGCGCTCAACGAGTTCGCCCCGGTCAAGCTGTGGCTCTCGCAGGTCACCCGATTGATGCTCGAGGTGTTCGCCCGCTCGAACACCTACCGCTCGCTGCACTCGATGTACGAGGAGCTGGGCGCTTTCGGCACCGCGGCCACCATCGTGATGGACGACTTCGATGATGTGATCCGTCACTACCCGCTCACCTGCGGGGAGTACGCGATTGCCACCGACTACCGCGGCCAGGTCAACACGCTCTACCGCGAGTTCCAGAAAACCGTGGCCGAGGTCGTGGGCGAGTTCGGGATCAAGAATGTCAGCCAGTCGACGAAGAACATGTACGACCGCGGCAGTCTCGACCAGTGGGTCACCATCGTGCACGCCATCGAGCCGCGCACCGATCGCGACCCGAGCAAGCGCGATAGCAAGAACATGCCGTACAAGTCGGTGTACTTCGAGCTTAACGCCGATCCGGGCAAGTACCTGCGCGAGTCGGGCTACACCCAGTTCCCCGCGCTGGCACCGCGCTGGGCAACCGCAGGTGGCGACATCTACGGCAACTCGCCCGGCATGGAAGCGCTCGGTGATGTCAAGCAGTTGCAGCACGAGCAACTGCGCAAAGCTCAAGGCATCGACTACAAGACCAAGCCGCCGCTGCAAGTGCCGACCAGCATGAAGAACCGGGACGTGGAAACACTCCCCGGTGGCATCTCGTTCGTCGATGCAGCCAACCCGACCGGGGGCATCCGCACCGCGTTCGAAGTCAATCTGGATCTGTCGCACCTGCTCGCTGACATCCAGGACGTGCGCGGGCGCATCCAAGGCGCCTTCTACGCCGACCTGTTCCTGATGCTGGCCAACCAAAGCAACACGCGCATGACCGCGACCGAAGTGGCCGAGCGCCACGAAGAAAAGCTGCTCATGCTCGGCCCCGTGCTCGAGCGATTGCACAACGAGCTGCTCGATCCGCTGATCGAGATGACGTTCAACCGCATGCTCTCTGCCGGGATCGTGCCGCCGCCGCCGCAGGAGCTGCAAGGCATCGACCTGAACGTCGAGTTCGTCTCGATGCTTGCGCAAGCGCAGCGCGCCGTGGCCACCAACTCGGTGGATCGGTTTGTGGGCAACATCGGCATGATCGCGCAGATGAAGCCCGATGTGCTCGACAAGTTCGACTCCGACAAGTGGGCCGACCTGTACGGCGACATGCTCGGCGTCGACCCGCAGATCATCGTGCCATCGGATCAGGTCGCACTGATTCGCCAGCAGCGCGCCGAAGCACAAGCCGCGCAGCAGAAGATGGCCATGATGGAGCAGGCCGCAGGCGCAGCCAAGAACCTGGCCGGTGCCGACATGGCCGGCGATAACGCACTCACCAACGTCGTTGACATGTTCAGCGGCTACAACACCCCCTAAAGGACGATCATGGCACTTATCAACATGAAGCACTCCCGCGAAGAAGCCGAGAAGTACGTCGAGGCCGAAGTGGGCGACGAGCCGAAGTACCCATACGGCCTGTGCCTGAACCTGCACGCCGATGAGCTGGAAAAGCTCGGCATCACCGCGCTGCCTACGGTGGGTTCGGAAATGATGCTCACGGCCAAGGTGTTCGTGAAGTCGGCCAGTTCGTACCAGACGCAGGAAGGCACCGACGATAAAAGCATCTCGTTGCAGATCACCGACATGGAACTGTCCGGCGCGCCCAAGCAGGCGCAGGCCGCAACCATGCTCTACGGTGGCGACGCGACCTGATTGGTGCGCGTATCGCAACACGCTGTGGGTAGATTAACGCCATGAGTGACAATTTCGACCCATTCGATCTGCGAGGCATCGAGCGCAAGAAGGAGCAATCCGAGGAGCGCTTGAAGCTCACCGTGCAAACGGAGCAGGACGATTGGAAGTGGCTCATGGGGAGCAAACGGGGAAGGCGAGTCGTCTGGCGTTTGTTGGAGCAATGCGGTGTTTACCGATTGAGTTTCAATCACTCGGGGAGCATCACGGCTTTCAACGAAGGCGCACGCAACATCGGTCTGATGATGCTCGCGCACATACAGTCGACCTGCCCTGACCAATATGCAGTCATGCTAAAGGAGCAACAGGATGTCAACGGAAAGCACGCTGATGACGGACGCCGCAGCTAACAGCGAAGGCGCAGCATCGCAAACCACCCCTGCAACCGACACCACGGCGACGGCCGCGGAGGGCGCAGGAAACCAGCAGGCTGCGCAAGATTCAGCCGCATCGACCACGGACGCCAAGCCGGGCGATGCAAATAACCAGGGCGATGCAGGTGATGGCAAGGATGCCAAGCCTGATGACAAAGGCAAGCCGCAAGGCGCGCCGGAGGAATACGCAGATTTTCAGCTCCCAGAGGGCGTGCAGCTCGATGCCGAGCTTACCTCTGATCTGAAAGCGGTCGCCAAGGAACTGAACCTAACGCAGGAACAAGCGCAGAAGTTGGCCGATCTGGCCGCTTCAAAGACGCAGGGCATTGGTGCTCGCCAGATGGAAGCCATCAAGGCGGCGCAAGACCAGTGGACTGCGGATGCGAAAGCGGACAAGGAGTTCGGAGGCGAGGCACTCGCCGAGAACTTGTCGGTCGCGAAGAAGGCACTCGATCAGTTCGGGACGCCGGAGCTGCGCACGCTGCTGAATGATTCTGGCCTGGGCAATCACCCGGAGATCATTCGGGCGTTCTACCGGGCCGGAAAGGCAATTAGCGAAGATCGCTTCGTACCAGCCGGTGCAGGCGTTCGTACAGGTGGCGCTCGCGATGCCGCGAAGTCCCTGTATCCAAATCAGCAAACCTAAAGAAAGGAAGCACAAATGGCAACTCTTGCTAACAACGCCCTGACCCTTGCGGATTGGGCAAAACGCATCGACCCCGAAGGTCGAGTCCCCGTCGTCGCCGAGCTGCTGTCGCAGTCGAACGAAGTCCTCGAAGATTGTGTGTTCATGGAAGGCAACCTGCCGACCGGTCACCGCGTCGTGATTCGTACCGGCCTGCCGACCGTTTACTGGCGCGCCATCAACCAGGGCATCCCGACGAGCAAGTCTACGACTGCTCAAGTCGACGAAGCCTGTGGCATGCTGGAAGCCTACTCGGAAGTCGACAAGGATCTGGCCGAACTGAACGGCAACACCGCTCAATTCCGTCTATCCGAGGACACCGCGTTCCTCGAGTCGATGAACCAGACTCAAGCCTCGACCCTGTTCTACGGCAATCCGGGCACCGATCCCAAGCAGTTCCTCGGCCTGGCCTCGCGCTACTCGAGCACCACTGCTGGCAACGGCACCAACATCCTGTCCGCTGGTGGCCAGGGCTCCGACAACACCTCGATCTACCTCGTAGTCTGGGGTGAGAACACCGTATTCTGCCCGTTCCCGAAGGGTTCGAAGGCGGGTCTGGTGCACGAGGATCTGGGTCTGAACACGGTGTGGGATGCTGCCGGTGGCCGTATGCAAGCCTACCGCACGCACTATCAGTGGAAGAACGGTCTGGTGGTCAAGGATTGGCGCTACGCTGTTCGCATCGCGAACATCGACGTGTCGGATCTGATCGGTCAAACCGGTACGCAGGCTGCTTCGGCCGCCACCGCGATCATCAAGCTGATGGCTCGCGCCCTGTATCGCATCCCGAACATGGCTATGGGTCGCCCGGCGTTCTACATGAACCGCACGGTGCACTCGGGTCTGGCTCTGGCCGCGATGGACAAGTCGCAGTACGTGTTGAAGATCGAGCAAGGCCTGACGCAGTTCGGTCAGCCGAACTCGTGGCTGTCGTTCCTGGGAGTTCCTCTCCGCCGCGTCGACGCCATCCTCAACACCGAGGCTGTCGTCAGCTAATTAAGCAGGGGGCATCCGCCCCCTACTTAACACCACATTCCATAGAAAGGAAACCGCACCATGATTACCGACAAACTGCTTCGCGTCTCGGAAGATCAAGTCCTGACGCTCAACGCAACTTCGGCCGTATCGACCAACACCATCGACCTGTCGCAAGCTCGTGACATCGGCGAAGGCAAAGAATTGTTCTTCAACTTTGCCATCACTACCGCTGTCGCTTCGGCTGCTACTTCGGTCACCTTCGACATCATCATCAGCGACAACGCTGATCTGTCGAGCGGTGTTGTGATCGCTTCGACGGGCGCCGTTGGCTACGCCAACCTGACGCTGGGCAAGAACATCGCCCTGCCGATCCCGCCGCAAGTTGGCTCGCTGGGCAAGCGCTACCTCGGCGCCCAGTACACCACGGGTGGCAACAACAGCTCGGGCACTGGCAAGGTCACGACGGACATCGTTGAAGCCATCCAAGACGGCAAGAAGTACTACGCCTCTGGCTTCGCTGTCGCTTAATCGGAGGTCAACATGGCACAGTACCGCGTTCTGACCAAATCCTACATCAACAACTCGATCGTTGAAGAAGGCGCCGTCGTCGAGTACGACGGCAAGCCGGGCAGCAACCTCGAGCTGATCGAGGATGAGGTCTCGCCTCAAAAGGGCAAAGCCAAGAAGTCGGCTACCGCGCCGGCCTCTGACGACGCCGACAAGGGCGAGTAAGTCGTAAGCAGTACCAACGGGGGCGGCTCACAAGGCTCGCTCCCGTTTTTCTTAATGCAAGGGGAGTCGCATGGCATCGGCCGTTGATATTTGTAACCTCGCACTCGCGCACCTTGGCGATGTCGCCACCGTGGCGAGCATTGACCCGCCGGAAGGTTCAGCGCAGGCCGAGCACTGCCAGCGCTTTTATCCGATCGCTCGCGACTCGCTGCTCGAAATGCACTCGTGGGGCTTTTCCACCAAGCGCGCCACGCTGGCGCTGCTGGGCTCGAACTGGCCGGAGTGGCGCTACGCCTACGCCTGCCCCAACGACATGCTCAACGTGCTGGCCGTGCTGGACAAAGAAGCCGCCGATGATTACAGCGTGCCCATCCCGCAGCCGTACTCGAATATCGCCACGGTCAACGCCGGCCAGGGCTTCTACACCCCGCAACCGTTCTCGGTCGAAGCACTCGATACCGGCGCGCAGGTGATCTACACCAACGTCGAAAACGCCACGCTGCGCTACACCGCGCGCGTGACCGACACCACCCGCTTCTCGCCGCTGTTCGTCGAGGCGCTGTCCTGGCTGCTAGCCAGCAAGCTCGCCGGCCCGATCCTCAAGGGCGATGCCGGTGCAGCCATGTCGCAAAATTGCATGCGCATGTTCCTCTCGGTCTACGGCCGTGCCACGGCATCGGACTCTAACCAGCGACGCACCAACATCCAGCAGTCAGTCGGCTGGATGGCCAACAGGTAATCGGCATGGCAAACATCCGCACCCTCCAGATGTCGTTCAACGGGGGCGAGCTCACCCCCGAAATGTTTGGCCAGATCGGCGATGCCAAGTATCGCTCTGGCGCTGCGCTGCTGCGCAACTTCGTCGTGCTGCCGCACGGCCCGGCGGAGAACCGCTCGGGCTTCGCCTTTGTCAACGAGGTCAAGACCAGCGCCAAGCGCACCCGGCTGATCCCTTTCGAGTTCAACACCACGCAAACTATGGTGCTCGAGTTCGGCGATCAGTACATCCGATTCCACACCAATGGCGGCACGCTGCTATCAGGAGGCTCTCCCTATGAAGTTTCGACTCCGTATCTCGAGGCTGATCTGTTCGATCTGCACTATGTTCAATCTGCGGATGTGCTCACGATTGTGCACCCGAACTATGCACCGCGAGAACTTCGACGACTTGGCCCGACGAACTGGACTCTGACGAGCATCAGCTTTGTGTCCACGCTGGCCGCGCCCACGGGCGTGAGCGCCACCGCAGCAGGCGGCAGCGGCACCTTGCAGACCTACAAGTACAAGGTCACGGCCATCGGCGAGGACGGCCTGGACGAATCGCTCGCTTCGGCCGAAGCCTCTTGCTCGAACAACCTGCTCACCACCGGCGCAAAGAACACGATCGCCTGGTCGGCTGTCACCGGCGCGGTGCGCTACAACATCTACAAGCAAAGCAACGGTGCACTGTTCGGCTACATCGGCCAGTCCGATGGCACGACATTCATCGACGACAACATCACCGCCGACATCGGCTCGACCCCGCCCCAACAGAATAATCCCTTCTCCGGCACCGGCAATTATCCCGGCGCGGTGTCCTACTTCGAGCAGCGCCGCTGCTTTGCCGGCACGCTCAACAAGCCACAAAACCTGTGGATGACCCGCTCGGGCACCGAGTCGAACATGAGCTACTCGCTGCCCACGCGCGATGATGACTCGATCAACTTCCGGGTCGCCGCGCGGGAAGCCAACACCATCCGCCACATTGTGCCGCTGACCAACCTGGTGCTGCTTACCAGCTCGGCCGAGTGGCGCGTCACCTCGGTCAACTCGGATGCCATCACCCCGAGCACCGTGTCGGTACGCCCGCAGTCCTACATCGGCGCGTCCAACGTGCAGCCCGAGATCATCAACAACCAGATGATCTACATTGCCGCCCGCGGTGGCCATGTACGCGAGCTGGCCTATTCCTGGCAGGCCTCGGGTTTTGTCACCGGCGACCTGTCGCTGCGTGCACCGCACCTGTTCGACGGCCTGGACATCGTGGACATCGCCTACTCCAAGGCGCCCACACCGATCGTCTGGGCAACCTCGACCAGCGGCAAGCTGCTGGGGTTCACCTACGTGCCCGAGCAGCAGGTCGGTGCCTGGCACCAGCACGACACCGACGGGGTGTTCGAGTCGGTCACCACCGTGGCCGAGGGCAACGATGACGTGGTGTATGCCGTGATCCGGCGCACCATCAACGGCCAGTCCAAGCGCTACGTCGAGCGCATGCGCAGCCGCCTGTTCGACGATCAGGCCGATGCTTTCTTTGTCGATTGCGGCGCTACTTACGATGGCGTGCCGGCCGATGAGATCAGCGGTCTGGGCTACCTCGAGGGCAAGACGGTCAACATCCTGGCCGATGGCGCAGTGCACCCGCAGCGCGTGGTCACCGACGGCAAGATCACGCTGGACATCGAAGCGAGCAAGGTGCAGATCGGCCTGCCGATCATTGCCGACTTGCAAACGCTGCCCTGGGCAGCGCAGATCGACGCCGGCTTTGGCCAGGGTCGCCAGAAGAACGTCAACCGCGTCTGGCTGCGGGTGTACAAATCCTCCGGCATCTTTGTCGGCCCGGATGTCACGCACCTGACCGAAGCCAAGCAGCGCACCACCGAACCCTACGGCGCACCCCCGGCATTGAAGTCCGAGGAGATCCGTATCGACATCACCCCCACGTGGGCAGATAGCGGTCAGGTCTTTGTCCGCCAGTCCGACCCGCTGCCGCTGACCATTGTGTCGATGACACTGGAAGTCGCCATCGGTGCGTGAGGTGCGCGTAGTTCACGCATCACCCGCAACAATCCAACCATCGAAACGGGGAAACTAGATGTCTGGTGCAACCACAGCATATCTGACCATGCAGGGCGCTGGTGCCGTAGGCCAGGCCTATGGTGCCTATTCGTCAGCGCAGGGCAGCAAGTCTGCCATGCAGTCGCAGGCCAATATCGCCAACACTATGGCCGAGATCGCCGAGATCAACGCCCAAGGCGCGAACTTCTCGGCCGAGCAAACCCTGCTCTCCGGCCAGCGCCGCGAGCAAAACGTGCGCCTCAAAGGGGCGCAGCTCAAGAGTTCGCAGCGCGCCAGTATGGCCGCCAACGGCATCGACCTGGGCAGTCAAACGCCGGTCAACATCCTGACCAGCACCGACCTGATGGTCGACGAGGACGCCCGCGCTGTCGCGCTGGACTCCCTGCGTGCAGCCTGGGGCTATCGCACCCAGTCCACCAACTACGTCAACGAAGCCATCTCCAAGCGGGCGCAGGCCAACGGCCTGAACACCACCGCTAATGCCATCAACCCGTTCCTGTCCGGCGCATCCTCGCTGCTATCGAGCGCAGGCTCGGTCGCGACCAACTGGTACATGATGAACAAGCTGGGCATGTTCGGCGACGGGTCTGGAAACGAGAAGATATGGGGTTCGTCGCTCAACGAATGGAAGAACTCCGGCTGGGGCTTCGTCAAAAAGTAAAGGATGATCCGTGCCAAAAGTTCCAACCTACGATAGTTTTCAAGTTGACGCCGGCGCCGCTCCGGCGCAGCGATTCTCCTACGACGGCCAGGTCGCCGTCACGCCGCAACAGGCCACCATCCCCGGTGCGCAGGTTGCCGAGTTCGGCAGGTCAATGCAGAACCTCGGCGGCGCACTGGGCGACATCGCGATCAACGTACAGAAAGAAGCCAACGCTCTGCGCGTAGATGACGCTGTTAATCGCGCTAAAGAAGAAGCCATGCGTCTGACCTACGACAAGGACGTTGGCTTCACCAATCAGCGCGGCCTGTCGGCACTCGAGCGCAGCTCGGGCAAACCGCTGGCCGATGAGTACGGCGAGACGCTGGCCGAGCAGATGGCCAAGATCCGCGACAGCCTGGGCAACGATGCCCAGAAGCAGGCATTTGCCATGCGCGCGAACGACATGATGACATCGTTCAAAAGCGATGCAATCCGTCACGAGTCCACGCAGTTTCGCGAGTACGCGCTATCCGTGCGCGAGGGCACCATCGCCAACCGGATGAACGAGCTGGCGCTCGCCTACAACAACCCGCAGGTGATTGACGAGTCGCTCACCTCGATCAAGGCCGCGACCTACGACATGGCACGGATGCAAGGCCGCTCGGCCGAGTGGGCAGAGGCCGAAGCACGCAAGATGACCAGCAACGCGCTGGTGGTCGCCGTGGGCGCCGCGCTCGACAAAAACGATGTTGCCTACGCTGATGCGCTCATGAAGAAGCACGCCAAGGACATGGACGCCAACGACCTGTTGCGCGTGGGCGGCATGGTGACCAAGGAGATGGACAACACCGTGGGCATGTCGGTCGCAACCGGTGTCATGCGCGCGGCATCCACGCGCATGGTCACCAAGGACGATGACCGCGCCTTCAACATCCTGCTCAACGCCGAATCTGGTGGTCGCCAGTTTGGCAACGATGGCCAGCCGCTCACCTCGAGCAAGGGCGCTATCGGTATCGCGCAGGTCATGCCGGGCACTGGCCCGGAGGCTGCCAAGCTCGCCGGACTGAAATGGGACGAGCAGCGCTTCAAGACCGATGCCACCTACAATCAGGCGATCGGCAAAGCCTACTTCGAGCAGCAGATCAAAGACTTCGGCGGCAATCTGGCGATGGCTTATGCCGCCTACAACGCCGGGCCTGGCGCCACGCGCAAAGCCATCAAAGAGGCCGAGAAAGACGGCACCGACTGGCTGGCCAAGCTGCCGGCAGAGACGCAGAACTACGTCAGCAAGAACATCAAAGCCTACTCGGCAGGGCAGGGCTCATACCAGAAGCCTACGCTCAACGAGGTGCACAACGCCATCCGCGAAAATCCGCTGATCGCTGGCAACGCCACGCGACTGAAAACCGCGCTCGATGAGGCCACCCGTCAGTACGACGTGATGGAAAAGGACATCAAGGCACGCGAGGAAAACAGCGTCGCCGAGGCCATGCGTCAACTGGTGGCCAATGGCGGGCGCTACTCCGAGCTGCCCCCTTCGGTGCGCACGGCCATCCCGCCCGGCAAGGTGGACGATGTGATGAACTTCGGACAACGTATTGCGAAAGGCGATGACATCACCAACCCGGCGGTGTACCAGAAGCTCGCCACCGACCGCGCCTATCTGACCGGCTTGTCGGACAACCAGTTCTTTGCCTTGCGCGGTGAGCTGTCGCAGTCGGACTTCCAGCACTTTGCCAAAGAGCGCGGCCAGCTCATCCAGGGCAAGCCCGGCGAATCGTTCAAGGACTTGAACACCGAGGCCATCAACTCGACGCTCAACTCGCGCCTGTCGCAACTGCGCATCGACCCCACGCCCAAGGACGGCAGCAAAGACGCCGCCCGCGTGGGCGCGATCCGCATGTTCGTGCGCAACGCCATCCTCACCCGTCAGCAAGAGACCGGCAAGAAGATGGCCGACACCGAGGTCATCTCATTCGTCGACGATCTGTTCGCTCGCAACGTCACATTCAGCAGCCTGCTGGGCGACTACAAGGCCAGCATGATGAACATGACGGTGGGCAACATCCCAAGCGCAGTCAAGAAGTCGATCAAGGCTGATCTGGCAAGCGCTGGCAACACCGACCCGACCGACGGCCAGATCCTCGAGGCTTACTTCAAACTTACATACGCAACGCAACGCGCAGGGAACAAGTAATGGCAGACAACAACTTCGAGCAGCCGATCGTCCGACCCTTTGTGCCTGGCGATCAGGGCATTGTCGCAACACCGCTGCCGCAGTTCGAGGACACCCGCTTATCGGTGTCCAACGCCATCAACCGCAACCCAGACTACGAGGCCGAGCTGCTGCGCCTGTCGCAAAAGACCGGCGTGCCGATGGACTCGGTGCGCACGCACCCCGAGACCGTCAAGCAGCGCGATCGCTTTGATGCGCTGGATCTGGACAAGCTAGAGGCGCAGTACCCGAGCACCTACAAGTTCCTCGCCAACCAGCAAAACGCCGATGTATCGCATGACGATACGGGCGTGCTCGGTCGCGTGGAGCAGGTGTTTGACTCATTCAAGCGCGGCATCGAGAAGGGCTCGATCCAAGACGAGCTGGGCGCACTGAACTACAAGGCGCTCACCGGCACCATCTCGACCGTCGAGCAGGCGCGCCGCGAGAAGCTCAAGGGCGATCTGGGCTACGTCGATCGCCAGCAGGGCGAGACCAACGACGCCATCGACTTCTTCACCAAGAAGTTCCCATTCCAGACCGGCTACACCGGTCGCCAGATTGTCAGCTCGGTGCGCGAAGGCCTTGAGGGCGCTGCCGCTGGCGCAAGCGCTGGTGCCATCATGGCCACTATTGCCGGCCAGCTCGGCCCGCAAGTGGCACTGCCCGAGGAAATCGTCACCGTTCCCGGCGCTGCGGCGCTCGGTGGGCGTGCTGGCTTTATCAGCAGCTCGGTGCTCTACAACTACAAGATGGAATCCGGGTTCGCGTTCGACGAGTTCTCCGATCTGCGCGATGAGGCGAATCAACCGCTTTCGCGTGATGTCGTGCAAGGCGCTGCCATTGCAGTCGGCCTGGTCAACGCCGGGCTGGAAACGGTCGGCGAGCTGGCCATGCTCAAGCTATTCCCCGGTGCCGACAAGCTGCTGGCCGCCGGGCCGAAGGAAATGGTCAAGACCATGCTGGCCAAGCCGACCGTGCGCCAGGCGCTCGCCAATGCCGGCAAGCGCTGGGTGCAGGCTGCCAGCGTCGAAGGCTTCACCGAGGCCATTCAAGAGCTGTCGGTGATCTTTGGTCGCGAACTGGCGCAGGGCGTCTCGGGTCAGCAGTTCAAGCCCGATGATGCGGGCGAGGACGCCATGCGCGTGCTCGAAGCCGGTGGCGATGCGTTCACCGGCGCGATGGGCGTGGGCATACCCGGCGCAGGCTATCGCGGCTATCGCGGCGTGCGCGAAGCCCAGCAAATGCAGCAGAACCAGGAGTTCATCAGCGCGCTGGGCGAGGACGCCAAGGAGTCAAAGCTGCAAACGCGCCTGCCGGAGAAGTTCCGCGAGTTTGTTGCCAGAGTCAAAGAGAACGGCCCGATCGACAACATCTACATCCCGGCCGAGCAGTTCCAGACATTCTTCCAGTCGCAGGGTGTTGACCCTGCCGAGGTCGCCAGCCAAGTGGGCGCGACCAACTACTCCGAAGCGCTCGCCGCTGGCACCGATGTGGTCATCCCGATCGAGAACTACGCCTCGACCCTGGCTGCCACGCCGATGCACGAGCAGCTCGCGCAGGACATCCGCCTGCGCCAGAGCGACATGACCGCGCGCGAGTACGCACAATTCCAGGCCGAGCGCGAGCAGGCCGAAGCAGACCTGCTGCGCCAAGCGCAGGAAGCCGCCGGCGAGATCCAGACGCCCGCGCTGCAAACGATCAAGAACGACATGGTAGGACAACTGGTCGGCTCGGGCTACGAGCAGAGCACCGCGGATGCCTACGCCACGCTGTACGCCAACACCATGCGCGTCATGGCCGAGCGCAGCGGACAAGACCTGCAAGCGCTGCACGAGCGCTACGGCCTGACCGTCTCCCGCCCGCTGCCAGACATCCTTACACAGAACTTACAGTCGGACATCAGCATCGACCCGATGATCGACATGCTGCGCTCGGGTGTTGGCATCCCAACGCAGACAGAGATGCGGGGCGAGTCTTTGTTGCCGTTCATCAAAAAGATTGGCGGCATCAAGCCGGGCTATGGCGAACTTAAAGACGCTGACGTGGGCGCCAAGCGCAAAGACGACTTTATTGTGCGCGAAGATGGCCTGGCGCTCGATGAGATCGGCGCACTAGCCGCCGAAGCAGGTTACTTTGATCCAGACGAAACGGGCACGGTAAGCGAGACGACGTTGCTCAACGCGATTGCCGAAGAACTCTCTGGCATCCCGACCTACTCAATTCAAAACGAAAACCAATCGGCCGTGCAGCTATCAGCGGCGCTCGAGCAACTTAATGAGTATCTCGACTCACTCGGCATCGACCTGAAAGCCATCACGGACAACGCCGCGGTGCGCCAGATGATCGAGCAGGCCATGAGCGACCCGCAAGTGCAGGAGCAGGTGCAGCAGTTTTTCCAGTCGCTCGGCAACCGCATGATGGCCGTGCACAACCTGACTGCCGACAATTTGGCGTTTGCCGACAAGATGGGCGGCCTGGCCGTGCCGTCGATCGGCGTCGTCACCGAGAACGCTGGCGCCGTCGATGGCTTTGGCGAGATCACGCTGATCGGACGCAAGCCTCTTGCTGACCCGGCAAAGGAGCGCGTGTTCAGCTCGGATGCCTACACCGCTCGGTTCCCGAAGCCGGAGTGGCCAAAAGCCAAAACGAAAGACGCGGACAAGCTGGTCGCCGAGATCAGCCCGATTGCCAAGGAGTTCGACGATCGGCGAGTCATCGACGAGACGTTTGACAACATGGTCAACACGCCGGATGCCAACGCGGTTGTCGAGCGCTGGCTGGCCTCGCCGTCGATCCGCGCCATGTATCTGCGCGAGCAGGGCGAGGACGTGCAGCCTGTGATGAAGGTCGTGCAGCCGCGATCAGGTTTGCCGATGGAGTCGTTGGATCAGATTCGCCCGCTGTACGAAGCCGTAAATCGCGACCTGTCGGCCAACGAGATGACCGAGACTGCCGAGTATCGAGCAGTAGCAGATGCCTATGGCCAAGCAGTTCGCGATTTCTATGCCGCAAAGGATCGGCCGGACATTGGCGAAAAAATGGCCAGCCAGTTCGGTTATGGCACGTTCGACCGTATCGGTCGCGACCTAGAGGAAGCAGGGAAGGAAGAAGTCGATACGTGGGCAACCAGCGACATGATCGCAAAGCAGATCGACCCGCAAGCCATCAAGTTCAAGGAATGGGTCGAGGGCAAGGTGTTGCCGAACTTTGGCGACCCTTACATCAAGGTCGGCGGCAAGAAGCAGCCGTACACGCTGGAAAACATCGTCAAGTCTATGACCGACGCCAAGGTCAAGGGCAAGGAAAAGACGATGACCTACGGCGCCGGCCAAGCGCGTGCCGCCTCGTCGATCGAGTTCTCCGATCTTGAGCAAATGCGCGAGCATGCCGAGAAGCAGATTACCAACCCAGAAGATTACGAAAAGGCCAAGGAGCAGACTGAAAAGCTGCTTGACGCCTACCGCTCCGGTGTCATCGAGTACACGCAATTTACCAACTGGCGCGGCGAGCCAGACACGTGGGAGGCGCTCGACGCCTCGATGCGGGCGCTGGCCAAGTGGACGACCGGCAAGAAGCGCGACGCCGACAGCCTGCGCGCTGCTCTGCGCCGCGAAAGTTTCAACGCTGGCAGCATCCCAGGCGAGGCAATCGAACAGGGTATGAAGGCCGGCGAGGCGCTGCTCAACACGCCGGTGCCGTACTTCGAGGCCAAGCCGCAGCGTGCAGTCAATCTAGACGAGTTCGCCGGTGCAGTTATTCCGAAGGATGCTCCGCAGGAAGTGCGCGACATTCTGGAAAAGAACGGCATCACCGTTGTCGAGTACGCTGACGGTCAACGTGCCGAAGCAACCCGCGAACTGGCTGCCAAGCTTAACGAGCAGGGCGAGAGCACGCTATTCCAAGGCGACAAACAGGGCTACATCCAATTCGGCGCCGATCGCAAGTTCAACATCGCGCTGCTGGAAAAGGCCGATCTGTCCACGTTCCTGCACGAGACGGGTCACTTCTGGCTTGAGGTGATGGGCGACCTGGCCAGCGACCCGCAGGCCAACGACCAGATCAAGGGCGACTACGCCACGCTGCTCAACTGGTTCGGCGTAGAAAGCCGCGAGCAGATCGGCGTCGAGCAGCACGAGATGTTCGCTCGCGCCAATGAAGCCTACCTGATGGAAGGCAAGGCACCGAGCGCCGAGCTGCGCTCGATCTTCCAGCGCTTTAAGTCCTGGCTGACGATGATCTATCGCCAGCTCAAGAACTTGAACGTCGAGCTGACCCCGGAAGTGCGCGGTGTGTTCGACCGGATCTACGCAACCGATCAGGAGATCGAGGACGCCAAGCGCGACGTGGACATGCAGCCGCTTCTGCTGGATGCAGCCAGCGCTGGCATGAGCGAGCAGGAGTTCGCACTCTATCGCCAGGCGGTAGGCGAGGCCACGGCAAGCGCCAAGGACGCGCTCACCGCCAAGCTCATGCGCGAGTTCCAGCGCGAGCAAAAGACCTGGTGGAAGGAAGCGCTCACCAAGATGCGCGAGGAAGTCGCCGCCGAGGTGGACGCTCGCCCGGTGTACCGTGCCTTCGCCGCGCTGACCGCCGGCAAGATCGACGACATGCCGATCAAGCTCAACAAGGCCGCGCTGGTGGAAAAGTACGGCGCCGAGTATGTCAAGCGCCTGCCGCGCTCATTCGCCCGGATCTACACGACACAGGGCGGCATGGATGCCGACGCCGCAGCCACCTACCTCGGATTTGAGTCGGGTGACGCGCTGGTCGAATCGCTGGTCAGCATGCGCCCGCGCAATGAGCTGATCGCAGCCGAGGCCGACGTGCGCATGCGCGAGACCTACGGCGACATGATGACCGATGGCACGCTGGCCGACGAAGCCCGTATCGCTTTGCACAACGAGCAGCGCGAGCGCGTGCTCATGACCGAGCTGCGCGCACTGCGCCGCAAGCAGGCCGAAGTCCAGCCATTCGTATCGTTCGAGCGCGAGAAGGCTGCCGGCCAGCGCAAGGCCGCCCGTGCTGCCACGCAGGTGCCGCCGGTGCAAGTATTCCGCGACGCTGCTCGAGGCCTCATTGGCCAGACAGCGGTGCGCAACATCCAGCCGTATCGCTACCTGCAAGCCGAGCGCCGTGCCGCTCGCGCTGCCTTCGAGGCGATGGCCAAGGGCGACTACATGCTCGCCGCGGATGCCAAGCAGAAAGAGCTGCTCAACCACTACCTCTACCTCGAGGCCAGCAAGGCCAAGGAGGATGCGGACGCCACGCTGAAATACGTGCGCAAGTTCGAGTCGGGCACGACCCGCGAGCAGATCGGCAAGGCCGGTGCAGACTACCTGGATCAGATCGACGCGCTGCTCGATCGCTACGAGTTCCGCCGCGTACCGCTGCGCTCGCTTGATCGGCGTGCTTCGCTCGCGCTGTGGGCAGCCGAGCAGGAAGCCCAGGGCAACGAGGTCGCTGTCGATCCGGTGCTGCTCGATGAGGCGCGCCGGGTCAACTACCGCGAGGTGCCCATTGACGAGCTGCGCGCCGTGCGCGATGCCGTCAAGAACATCGAGCACCTGGCGCGGCTCAAGAACAAGCTCATCACCAAGGGTCAGCAGGCCGAGTTCAAGGATGCGGTCGCCGAGCTGGTGGCCAGCGCCGAGAACAACGGCGGCGCCCGCAAGGCCGTGCCGCTGGACATGAGCGCCATGACTATGGGTGAGCGCGCCGGGGAAACCGTCTCGCGCCTGGACGCCATGCTGCTCAAGATGGAACAGATCGTCGAGTGGCTCGATGATGGCAACGTGCAAGGCCCGTGGCACACCTACCTGTGGAATCCGATCGCCGAGGCACAGTCGGCCGAGAACGACCTGACCGCATCCCTGACCGCCAAGCTGGCCGAGTCGCTGGAAGCCATGCCCAAGCAGCAGCGCGAGTCGATGCTCGACACCTTCGAGATCCCCGGCATGGGCAAGGTCACCCGCAAGTTCATTATCTCGATCGGCATGAACATGGGCAACGCCCAGAACATCGACAAGATGATGCGCGGGTTCAACTGGGACATGGGCACCATCGAAGGCGCGCTGGCCAAGCTCAACGCCGCCGACATTAAGTTCATCCAGGATACGCTCGACACCATCGGCAGCCTGTGGCCGCAGATCGCAGAACTGGAAAAGCGCATGACCGGGCTGGAACCGCCGCGCGTGGAGACTGCACCGTTTGACGTGCGCGATGAGCAAGGCAACGTGATCGGCAAGATCGAAGGCTACTTCCCGCTGGTCTACGACCCGCGCAAGTCGGAGCAGGGCGCCAAGCAGGAAAGCGGCAACCTCGGCCAACTGTTCGAGGAAGGCTACGTCCGGGCAACCACGCCCAAGGGTCACACCAAGGCGCGTACCGAAGGCTTCGCTGCACCGCTGATGCTCGACTTCGAGCAGGTGGTCACGCAGCACATGGCCAAGGTGGTCAAGGATCTGACGCACCGCGAAGCCATCGTGGCCGCCAACAAGATCCTGACCAATCCTGACATTCGCAACGTCCTGCAAGAAGTGCTCGGCACCCCGTATGAAAAGCAAATGCTGCCGTGGCTGCGCTCGGTGGTGAACGACCGCAACGGCGGATCCACTCAAGGCCTGACCGACTTCTCGCGCTGGATGATGACTGCCCGGGCGAACGTCGTGGCCGCCACGATGGGGTTCAAGGCAACCACCGCGATCATGCAGATCGTTGGTCTGTCGCAGTCGATCGACAAGGTGCAGGGCAAGTACCTCGGCCAAGCGCTGCTCGAGTTCCTGCGCCACCCGGTTGCGCTCACGCGCCAGGTGCGCGAACTCTCCGGCGAGATGCGCCACCGCTCCAACATGCTCGACCGTGACATCCGCGACCAGTTGCGCAACCTGACCGGCCAGAACTCGACCTGGGCGCAGGCGCAGAAGTTCGCTTTCCACGGCATCGCGATCGCCGATGCGATGGTGTCCGTCCCGACGTGGATGGGCGCCTACAAGCAGGCGCTCGATGCAGGCTTGAGCGAGGAGGCCGCCCGTCTGGAAGGCGATGCTGCCGTGCGCCTGACCCAAGGCTCCGGGGGGCAGAAGGATCTGTCAGCGATCCAGCGCAACAACGAGCTGGCCAAGACGCTGACCATGTTCTATTCCTACTTCAACGTGCTCTACAACCGCATGCGCGACACCGGCCGAGACGTGCAGGAGATCCGCGACATGCCGCGGTTCCTCTCCCGCGTGTTCTTCACCGTCATGGTGCCGGCTGTCCTGGCCGAGCTGATTGTCGGTCGCGGCCCAGGCGATGACGAAGATCCGGCGCTGTGGACGATCCGCAAGGTGCTGCTCTATCCGCTCATGTCGGTGCCCTTGCTGCGCGACATCGCCAGCATGATGGACTCGGGCTTCGACTACAAGTTCAGCCCGATCGCCAGCGGCTTCGACAAGCTCGCCAAGCTCACGACTTCCACCGGCAAGATGATCGAGGGCGACATGGAATGGCAGGACTACGCCTTCAAGGTCGCCGACACCATCGGCTACGTGTTCGGCGTGGCTGGCACGGCGCAGATGACCGCCACCGGCAAGTACCTGTGGCGTGTTGAAGAAGGCGATGAAAGCCCGGACAACTTGGCCGAACTGATCTTCTACGCCACCTTCGGAAAGCGCAAGGAATGAGTGCGCGTATCCGATTCCTTTTGATTGAAACTTTGGCGCAATGCGCTAGGAGTATCTGCCCGTGACTATCTCGTCTCAAAACCGTAAAGCAGGCCCGTATATCGGTGCTGGTGTAACCAGCACGTTTCCCTTCGAATTCAAGGTATTCCAGGTCAGCGACGTACTGGTGGTCAAGCTCGACACCGCAACCAACATCGAATCGGTGCTGGTGCTGACATCGGACTACACCGTCACGCTCAACGCCGACCAGAACGCCGATCCCGGCGGCACGATCACGCTCACTGCTGGCGCACTGGCCAGCGGCTTCAACCTCGTCATCAGCTCGCAGGTGCCCTACCTGCAAGAGACGGATCTGACCAACCAGGGCGGGTTCTATCCGCAGGTCATCACCGCAGCGCTGGACAAGCTCACCATCGAAGCGCAGCAGCTCAAGGAAGAAGTCGACCGCTCGGCCAAGCTGCCGATCACCAGCACCGAGGATGCCGACGCGCTGGTCGCTGACCTGGTTCGCCTGGCCGATAGCGCCGACAACATCGACACCGTGGCCAATAACATCGGCGATGTGAACACGGTCGCTGACGACATCGCCAATGTGAACACCGTGGCTGACGACATCGCGCACGTGAGCACCGTGGCGACCGACATCGCTGCCGTTGTGACGGTGGCCAACGATCTGAACGAACCGGTCTCCGAGATCGAAGTTGTAGCCGGTGCGATCACGAACGTGAACACCGTAGGCAACAACATCGCCAGCGTGAACACGGTGGCGGCCAACATCAGCAACGTCAACGCCGTAGCCGGTAACTCAACGAACATCAATGCCGTCAACGCCAATAAGACCAACATCGACGCCGTAGCGGGTAACGCGACGAACATCAACGCGGTCAACGCCAACAAGTCGAACATCGACGCGGTGGCTGGCAATGCCTCGAACATCAATGCTGCGGTGGCCAACGCCGCGAACATCAACACCGCAGTGGCCAACATGCCGGCGATCATCGCTGCGCCCACCGAAGCTGCCAATGCGGCCGCCTCTGCCGCTGCCGCTGCGGCTTCTGCGGCCTCGGGCATGTACTCGGCCGTGCAGGACAAGTCGGCTGACTACACCGTGGTCGTTGGCGATGCGGGCGATCTGATCCGCATGACGACAACGGGGGGTGCGCGCACCGTCACGCTGCCAGCGATCAGCACGCTGCCAGATGGCTTTAACGTCACCGTGGTCAAGTGGACGGGCGATACGAACGATGTCACCGTGACGCGCTCAGGCAGCGACACGATCAACGGGTCGACCAGTTACGTGCTGGATGCCCAGTACAAGTCGGCCACGTTTGTCGCTGACAAGGAAAGCTCGACCTGGTTCGCTTCTGGCTCGGGCAGCTCGAGCACGAACATCATCGTCGATTCGTTTAACGGCACCGGCTCGCAAACGGCCTTTATGCTGTCGGGCGACCCCGGCACCGAGAACAACACTCAGGTCTTTGTGGGTGGCGTATATCAGGAGAAGGACACCTACTCGATGTCCGGCTCAACGCTCACGTTCAGCTCGGCACCGCCAGCAGGAACGAGCAACATCGAGGTCGTCTGGTCGCAGCCGCTTGCCATCGGCGTACCGGCCGATGCAACGGTGAGCACCATCAAACTGGCCGATAGTGCGGTCACGACGGCGAAGATGGCCGATGAAAGCGTGACAACCTCGAAGGTGCAAGATAGTGCGGTCACGACACAAAAGCTCGCTGGCGCAGTTCAGGCGACCATAGCTTTGCTGTCCAACTACATTGACCTTTCTGCTCTGGTCTCTGGATCGCAAACCTCTTTGGTTGTTCCTGATGCAAAGGTCATGGTGTCTGGCACGCTTGTGTCGATCACCGGCTCAACGCTGTCGCTTAATACGGCAGCAAACTGGGATAGCGCAACTTACGCCACGGCATCTAACCGAGCAGGCAAAGACTTCTATCTCTACGCGCTTCAATCTGGCGGCGTTATTTTGTCGAACAATTCGACATACCCTACTGGATACACGGCATCTGACTCTCGCAAGATTGGCGGTTTTCACTGCCTGTCGGTTGCTGTTGGCACCATATCTGGACATACGTTGACCGGCTACGCTGCCGGCAGCATCTTGCCAAGATCGGTGTGGGATCTGTTCAACAAGTCGAGCGCCCGTCAAGAAGGCACGATCTATTCGCGATCCGGTGTGTGGGTAGATATTTATCTTCCATCGGTCTCCGGCTCAACGCTGGTGTCGGTCAACGGCGGCACCATCGCCGATGGCACCTCGAGCCCGGCCTTCCACTGCTACAAGTTCGAGCAGTGGTTTGCGCGCCAGGGCATGAAAACAATCAGCCAACTGGAGTTCTTTGCCGCCTCAGAGGGTGCGAATCAAGGCACCAACATCGCAGGCTCTGCTGACCCTGGCACAACTACTGGGCACACTGACACGGCTGGCCGGCGGATGATTTCCAACGAGGGCGTGGAAGATGCGTGCGGCGCTCTGTGGCAGTGGTGTCGCGATATTGGCGGAACCCAAACAGCAGCGAGCTATGCAAACGCTTTTGATGGAAACGATTCTGGCGTGGGCGGACAGCACTACGCGGCTCCGGCGCGCGGCCTCTTGGGCGGCACTTGG